GTGGACTAGGCGCACCACCTCTAAAATCAGGTCGTAATAGGCAGCTCTCCACATATAAGCCTTGTGCAAATCTTCCCTATTATCCTCTAATCGGTTAGCTCCAATCCACCGCAAAACCAAGTTACTGACGATTGGCAACAGTTCTTTAGAATGATATTGAAAGAACGGGTTGTTGGGCAATAAAAACATGACCTTGTAGATCACCGCTTCCTTTTCTTGCGGGCTGACCTCATCGTTGTCGCGCCAATCGTCTAACCCTTGGATAACGCTCCAAAAGTCTAAAAGCCAACGAACTGTTGACTCAGGTAGATTTAAGGGGGCAAGTAGTTCTGGCTTCATACGTCATAGTAGGGAACCTTTTTGATTTCCCCGTTAACCGTTACGTTGATGAATCCCCGTGGGTTTGCCGGGAGGGTTGCAGAGCCAGCAGTAGCCGTGGAGCTGCTAGAAAAGTTTAGTAGGTTCAAAAAGAACAATTGCCACGCAGGGGTGGGCCGTCCCGTTTGATTGACCAGTTGGGAGGTCGGTATTACTTGGTTTTGGGGTAGTTGAGCCATCAGTTATCCCCCGCTTCTGCTTTTAGGTTTGCAGACACTATGACCGCCTTGATTGGGTCGGTAATTACAACCTCGAATATCCTGTCCCGCGCAAATCCTAACCGCCTCCACATAGCCCGCGTAAAGTATTGGCCCTGCTTGCCTATGGTGACCCAATTCTCGTTAGACCAAGTAAAACCGCCATCATCCGACCAGCGGAGCATGGCCTGTGGGTCTTGACCCTGACCGACCGGTAGTCCTACCCCGGGCTGGAATTGGATCTGAAGCTCGGCAAAATACTGACGCTGGAGGTCTGTGGTTATGTGGGGACACCTTCTTAGCCGTCTAATTATCTGACCATCATCGGTGTACTGTGATAGAGACAGTCTATAAAGTTTGCCATTCTCATAGTCACCAAGCAGTACTTGCTGGTTAAAAAATGCACAGCAGTTACCTCGGTGACGCTCGTACTCGTTTTGGTTATTGGTGTAGAGCCACTTATGCCAAAGTCCTGTGGTGATGTCGTAAGCCCAAGTTAGGCCGTTAGTCCCAATTGAGGGAAAGGTTACAACGTAGGTCTCGTGGCCCTCTAGCTGGTAAGTCCAAGCTATTGCGTCAGATACGTCTTGACCGACTAAGGTCGTTTCAACCGCGTGGGTAGAGATCCTTTGGGGGATGTAGCCGTTCATTTGGACGATGGTGGCTTCGCCTCGGTTGTTCTTGGAGACGTAGGCAAAAGAGTTACCTACCCGCGCACAGGAGTAGGCCGCAGCAATACCCTGTTGGGTGCTAGAACCCTGAATCCTCTGAAAGGGAAATGGGACAGATCCAACGTCTAGCCATGCCTCGGAGGACATCTCACCTAGCAAATAGACTTCGCGCCGGTCAACGATAATTGCCACTAGGTCATCTGGTGATCCGTCCTTGGACGCAAATGACAGGGGGTCGGTAATTGGGGATAAGAGGTCGGACGCAGCCCAGAGCTGACTCTGAGGTTTATTGTAAACAAAGTAGTTGTCCGATATATCGACAGTACCGCCGCCCTCAAAAGCTCCGTCTGTAGAGGGTAGAACCGTCCAGTTTATTGCGTATATCGTGGTGCTAGAGACCGTTTGTGATGCGCTGACCGTGTACGTTCCCGCACCACCGGAGCCCGATCCAAACTCGGTGATAATCGTTCCATCGGTCACCCCAGAACCCTCAATCGTCTGGCCTATCTTCAGAGTGCCGCTGGTCACCGCGCTAACGGTCAAAGTTGTGCCAGAAATAGATCCGGTCACAATAGCGGGTGCTGCAACAGAGTTGATTGTAGTTGAAGCAACTGTCTGGGAGTCGCTAACCGTATAGGTTCCCGTTCCACCCGATCCAGTACCTAATGCCGTAATCACGGTGTTTTGGGCCATGCCCTGACCAAAAATAGCCTGTCCGACCGCTATGGTTCCGCTTTGGACTGAGGTCACCGTCAAGGTGGTCGTGCTTATTGAGCCGGTAAAGATAGCTGATGACGGGGCGCTGATAAACCATGTGTACCGATAGGAATCGTCCACGATGTAGACGTTCACCCCGTTATCTACAATTCCTACCTGACCGGTTGAGGTGTTCATCTGACCTACCATAACCGGGGTCAAATCGTCCTCTAAGACATATACAAAGTCACCGCAGACCGCAACGACCTGTTGACCGCCAGACAAGGTTCTGAGCCCCCTGACTTCCTCTTGATTGGGAAATAACGCTACGGCTTCTAGGCCGGGAGTTGGGTAGAGCGCAACAATACCGCGCTCGCCTTGAGCCTTGGTGGGGTCTATCTCAGGGTAGAAGTTGATGCACTCTTGAGCGTCCTGAGTGATAGAGGGAGCCTCGTAAGCCGCGCCTACGAATCCAAAGTCAGGCATTACTGAAAGCCCCCGGTCAAAATCCAACCAGCGTCCGCACGTTTACCAACCACCAAAACGTCATCATACCTAGCTGACTGCATGGGCTTCATGTTGGTTCTCTTGATTGTGGCCTTGGCCTGAGACGCAAGCCCGTTAATCATGGCGAGCTGCTGCGGATTAGACTTGCCGTACATCGGCATAAGTCTTTCCGCAAGACACCACCGCAAACACATTAAATAACCTTGCGGGATAACAATCGTGTCGTTGATGCTATTAAACCTCTGGAATACGGTGTCGCAGAATATGTGCATTTCGCCCTGAGACGGATTGGGCCAGAAGTAGAACGTACCCATAACCTCGGAGGGCTGATAGTAGACAGCCTTGGGCCACGGGCCGTTCTGGGTCTTTAGGCCAATCAGCTCATAGTTCTCAAGGTTCAAAATAGCTACGGGGTAGTCTAGACCGCCATTGATAATTGGCTGACCGTTAGAGTTGGTGTTGACTCGCACAAAGGCTGAGTTTACTGACAGGGGGCGCTCGTAATAAGCGGTTATGGTGGTCGAGGCCACGGTCTGCGTATTGTTTACCGTGTACGTCCCGGCGTAATTGACGTTGCCTCCAGCACCGGTTCCAAAGCCCGTAATCTTGGTTCCAGCGGTGATTCCTGTCCCTGAAATGACCATTCCCAGAGCGATACCGCCCTCGGTGATATTGGTGACTGTTAGGGTATTCCCAGCTATTGAACCTGTAAAAGTAGAATTTACCTGACCTGTTGGGCCAATCGTGTACTGGGTCTGTCCCGCAGTTAGGGTGAAGATGATCTCTGTCTTGTAGTAGACCATCATCTGCTCATTAGACCATTGGTCAATCATGTCGTTCAGCATATCGAAAGCGTCTTGGGCTTCCGCAGGGGCCGGGGTCTCGCCAGCGGCTAGAGCGCCGATGTCCTTCATTGCGCGGCTGATGATGTCTATTGGCTGGGTCATAACTTCACCTTAAATGTCTCTACTTTCCACGGTGGGTCGCGGTTTTCACTATTGTCTAGTGCTTGCAGTTGTTCGGCAAGTCGGTCTTTTATCAGGTGTCTTTCACCCTCTTGGGTGTCCATCTCTAGCCAATGCGATACCTGATGCTCGGTCAAGTTGTCCGAGTAGTCATAGGAGACGCGGAAAACCCAATTTCCTTCGGTCACTACCGTGTGCTTATCGGACTTAGTCTCGCAACGGTACTTGACCTTAGTTACCTTGCCGCCCTCTTGGGTCAGCTCTAGGATCTTCCAAGTAAACATATTAGGCTTTTAACCGGTTAGCTTCCTGTTGCGCCTGATACGCCGACACAATTTCTGATGTCCAAGCCGCATTACAGATAGCTACGACATTGGCTGGCTGGCCTGTTAAGTCCTGTCCGGGTGTCAGCGATGTGCGGTGGAATGTCTTGGCAATCTCGTTGCCATCTTCTACAACTTTAGTTGCCTCACGATAAAGCACGATGCCGTTCTCGCAAACTGTAATTTGGTCTACTACTGTTTCTTTGGTGATTGCCATTTGATTCTCCTGTTAAAGTCCGTCTGCATCATCCGAAGCAGATAATTAAACTGGGTAAGTTACATTAAAAATTACTGCACCGTCAGAACTCCACTCTGCTGCTGTTAATGCTGCTGTTCCACCAGTTGCACTCCATGTTGTTAATTGTATAAAAGTGCTATTTATATTTGCATATCCACCAACAACTCTCCCTGCGGTAATGTTTAAGTTTTCACCATAAGGAAAAGTTGCACCAGAATAACTTTTATTACTATTATTACAAGTAAAAGGAAGTCCAGAAATTCTTATTCCACCAGTAACAGAACCTAAAGAATCAGTTGAAATATAACCAGAAACAGTTACTATGTTTCCAATTTTTGTATAAGATCCTGTGGTTCTACCGGCATTCATTGTTGCATTATTTGTTCCATCGCTTATTACCGCAGTCCAAGTTCCCTCTTCATAATCATCCAGCGTGTTTGCGTCAGAGGATGCAGATGCCGTAGCAGGGAACGTAATACCAGCACCGCTTGCCGCAGGGGTTGTGTTGCCTACGCCGATAGTAGAGTAAGCCTTAACTGTGCCAGCAGTATCTAGTACCATTGCTACATTGGTGGCAGATCCGTGTTGAATGTTAGTTACTTTTACGGTTGACATTATTTAGCCTCCAATGCGGCGAGTCGTGATTCAAAGGCTGCGTTCTGTGACTCTAGGGTTTCGATGCGGGCTGCCTGTGCATCGTTGATTGCTTTTAAGTCCTTAATTGCGTTAACCATGTGCCAGAAGATTTCGTCTGTTTCTACGGCTAACACCCCAGTTGACTCAGTTCTCACGCAATCCGGACAGACTTCCTGAAGTTCCTGAGCAATGACACCTAGTTGAACTCCTGACTTAATAACAGCATCCGATGGTTGCAAACCACCATCTACTTCTTCTGGCAGGCGGTATTCAAAATTACGAACTTGAATTTGACTAATGATGTCAATACCTTCATTATTGTCAACAATGTTCTTTTTAATTCTCCGGTCAGAAGTTGTTGTCCAAGTGGTTGTATTTCCACCGTTATATGATGCGCCGCCATTTGCGCTGATAAATGTTGTGCTAGCGCCTTTGCCTGTAATATTGTTACCATTTAACCTTCCAATTAAAACTGAATAACTATCTCCTGCCGCAGAAGTAACCGCTCCTTCACCAATAATGGTATTACCGGGACCAGTTATATTTGTTCCGGCAGTATTTCCAATTACAACATTTGCAGTAGATGTTGTTAGTGAATTAAGGGCATTTTTTCCAATAGCCACATTGTAAGACCCTGTTGTAGAAGCACCCAACGCACCACTACCCATTGCAACATTATCAATACCAGTTGTACACGCATCCAAGGCAGCATAACCAACAGCGGTGTTGTCTGCGCCGGTGGTGTTACTCCCAAGAGCGTTATTACCAACGGCTACGTTATTTGCGCCAGTAGTATTGGAAGTCATCGAATCGGAGCCAACGGAGGTATTGTT